ACGTCAGCCGCATCAGGCGCGGCAGGAATCGGTATAGCCGTGACCACTTGCCCGGCTGGCGTGTAGAGCGTCGCGGCGGCCGGGCGGCTGGTCGGCGGCGGTGGCGGCGCCGGATGGCGCTCGGCGACGTGCTGCTTGACCACGGCAATGCGCTCATCGTCAAACGGGCAGTGCGGGCACTCGTGAATTGTGGTGCCGCAGAAATCGTGTGTTTTGAAGTCCATCACTTCACCCGATATAGAAATGAAATGTCGATCGCGCGCTTGTAAGCGTTGCGCCCGGGCTCGCGTCCCAAATCCACCGCGCCGACCTTGGTGCACTGGCCGACCTCGAAGCCGCCCGCACCACCCATGACGCCGCGGAATGAACGGAACGCCCGCTCGATCTCTGCACCCAGCCGCACCAGCTTCAACTGGCACTGCGACCACACCGTGATCTGGAACCGCGCGCGCTCCAGTCCGCTGTGGCCGAGGTGCGTCTCCGCCACATCCACAGAGCTGATCTGCTGTACCGTCACGGCCGGCAGTGCAGTGCCCTGCTCCAGCGTCGGCCCGTACCAGCGATACGTCGTGTCGTCATCATTGACGATCATGCTGGCGAGTCGCAGAAAGCTCAGCGCGTGCGTTCGGATGGCCTCGGCTAAATCTTCCACACCTACACTCCCGCCGCCGCGCGGAACACGTCGCGCACACCGTCGGCAATCATGCGCAACACGCGGTCCTGGTTGGCGTCGAACGCCGGGCGCAGGTACGGCTGCGCGGCTTGGTGGTACTGGCGGCCACGGCTGTCGGCTGCGTTGAAGCCATACTCGATGCGTGCCGCATAGGGCACGTCGGAGCCCACTCGCACATCGCCAGGCGCAACAGCCTCGACGGTGATCGAACGCCGCAGGGTGCCCGTGTCTACGGGCGCGTGGCCCTTGGCGTCAGAGGCAATCACCTGCGCCGCCGCGATGATGATGTCATCGAGCACAGCATCGTCGAGGCGTCGCAAGCTGTCGATCGCCGCATTCGCCGGTGCTTCTACTGCCAGATCCAGCTTCACTTGATTTGCTCCACCACCAGACGCGTCACGCCGCCGATCGACGACTGCGGCACGCCCATGATGTCGTGCGCTATGCCGTCAATCTCGGCAACCATGTCCACTTCGACGGCTGCATACACACCGTCGAGCAGCACGTTCTTTCGCTCAGCGTCGAACGTAGCATCCGACTGCCGCCGTTCTGTCAGCTCGCCCGTGGTGCCCATCAGCGGCGCCGCGCTGCAGCGCAGGGCGATGTGCCCGGGCATCTGCTCGTAGTCATCCGGCCAGCTGCGCTTGATCGCGCCAAACGTATCCTGCGCGCGGCCGTCCACCAGCCGCCAGATCGTGCAGGTCGAGCGCAGATGATTTCGCAACGCGTGCGGCAGCAGCGGATGCACCAGCGTGTTACCAAGCGGCATCTTCCTACGGCTCCCAGTCGGGCAGGTCTACCGTCTGTCCCGCTAAAGCATGGTGACAGTCGGACAGAAACTCAATGCGGCCATCCGTCACGTACGAATGGCATACCGTGGTTGATCCTGCGTTACAAAGCAGCGACGGGCGAAAGGTAGGCTTATCCATCGAACCGTTCCAGGTCCACCCTGCACCATTGGGCGCGTTCACTTCGAACGGATGCCCATGGCCGCATCCCGGGCAATGAAACACGTACAGCACGCCGCCGCGTGGCCCTTTGTTGGGCTCGCCTAGAAAGTGCAGCTTGTCTGCCATTTACGACCTCGCCACCATCACCGTCTCAATCTCTTGCGCAACCATCACGCGATCGCCACCGCCGACCGGCGGCAGCACACCCAGGCACGGCCCCACGATGAAGCGCGGCCAGCCATTGCGCTCCGTCACGGCGGCGAGATACCGGTACCGCAGCCCCAGGTCGGCATTGACGAACTCGACGGTGGACGGCCGAAACGCGCCGCATGTGCCGGCAGCCATACAGTCCATACTGATGCCGTACGTGATCTCCCAGCGGATCGGCCCGCCCGGCACGTCGCGCACCATGCGCAGCAGCGTATTGCTGGGCCGCCGCGCACTAAAGCCGGGCTTCTCGCGCTCCAGCCAGGCGCGCACATCTTTCACCAACTCGGCCGGGTAGCGTGCGGCGTCATCTGCGATGACTGGAGCCGGGACCGGCTGCCCGGGCTGCGGCCGCCAATCAGTCACTCTCACAGCACACCTCGCTGCCGCTGTTTGTAGATCCTGTCGCGATAGGTGAACTGGTCGACAACCTGCTCGGCCACATCGAACGCGCCATCCGCGTCGACCTGCTCTCGCCACGCCGCGGCACTCGCGCGCAGCTCCTTCGCCACCGCCGGGCCATCCGTCTCGACGTGGCCGCCGAGCAGCGTCAGTTTCTTTAGGACCAGGGCTTCATTGAAGGCAATCGTTTCAGCCGCAAGTGCGGCGGCCAGCTTCACCGTGCCGCCTTCCAGGTCCAAAAACGCGTCAATCTCTTCGTCCTGGAAGATGGGCGCACCCGGAATGTCACTGCGAATGTCGCCGATGAGCAGCCGCACCTTGCCGCGTTCGGTGCTGGCGTCGAAAGTGAAAGCCATGGCTAACGCTTCTTCCCCGGGATATCGGGCGTCAATGCCTTGTCCAGCGCTCGCTGCACTCGCTGCAAGCGCGGCATGCGCAACGCACCGCCCCGCGCGATGTCATCCGCGACCCGCTGCTCAAACGCTTCATGCTCGGCCAGGTCGATGCCGGCAGCTTCGGCGGCTTGCTGGGCAAGCGGCGTGTCCGGTAGCACGTCCATGGTTTGCGCTGGGCCCGACATGCGCGCAGCGAACCGCAGCGCCTCAGCCTGCAGCTCGACCAACTGCGCCAGACGGGCGTTCATCAGCTCCAACTGCACAATGACCACATCCAATCGCTGATCCTGCCCGTTGATCGCGGGCGCGGGAGTGGCGCATAGCGCCCCCTTCACCCGGTCATTGCTCAGCACTTTGTCCACGACTTTCAGAACACCCACAACTGCACCTAGACCCATACGGACACCTCCGATCCTCCGAACGAAAGAAAGGACGGCGGCGGCACTCGGAGGAAGATACCGCCGCCTTCGGGCCTGGTGGTCAAGACCGCCCGAAGCTCTATAGCCGTTTGAACAGTTCGCACAGCGGCCACCCCTCGACGCGCTTGCGGTTCCACTCGACGTAGAACGTCAGCCGGTCGTAACTAAAGCCGATAGCGGCTTCATAAGGCGTGCCCTCTGTGCGCAGCTTGTCCTGGAGCCGCTCGACTGCGGCGAGTAGCTCCAGGGCTTGCTTGACTCGGCGGATCCAGCGCACGGCCGAGGAGCCGCTACCGTTGCTGGCGTACGTGGCCTTGCCGTCGAGAGCGACGCCGCCGAACACATGGCGGATCTTGTACGCCGTCGTGTCGTCATCGAAGCTGCCGTCCATCGGATTGGCACCACCGCCGACGCGCTGCTGGTCACCGACCTTCTGGAACAACTCCGGCGACTCGTGACCCTGCAGGAAGCCCATCTCGAACGCAGGGCGCCCTTCAGACGGCGCCGCGTGCAGGAACCACGTCGTGCTGCCGTTGGAGCCGCTGGCGACGATCGGAATGTACGGGTTGACGACCAGGGTCAGCTTGTTGCGCATCCAGTTGCCAGTGAGAATCTGCTGGGCCGCGGAATCCGCACCCACCTTGATCTCCGTAGCGTTGAGGATGTTGCGCGCCACAACCTCGAGGGCGGGCGGCACTTCGAGGATTGCGCCGGTGATGTAGATCGGCTCCGAATCCGCGTCGCGCTGGTTGCCCATGACCACGAACCCATCCTGCAGCCCAATGATCGACAGCGCCGGATTGGTCGAGCTGGCACCATTGGCCGTGTTGATGATATTGCGGTTGGCCGTGGTGTACACCGTGTTGAGCGGGCCCGACGTGCCGACGTGCAGCCCGGTGCGGAACTTGTCCTCGGAGCGGCGGGCGGCGCGCGCCATGCGTGCCGGCGAGCTGGAGCCGAGAGCGTCCAGGTCGTCGTTGACCCACGCCTCCCAACGGAATTTCATCTGACGGCCGTACTTCTTCACCGCGTAGCTGTACGGCGTTTCCGACAGCACCTGCGGCTTGTACGTCGCTTCCTTCTCGGTCACTTCCGGCAGCACGCCTTCGCCGCCGTCGATCGCGAAGCGCTTCACCGTGCGGAAGTCCGGCACACGCCCACGCCGCGCAACCATCATCCAAGTCTGCGGCGTCTCGGCGTAGGTGCCGAGCACCTGACGCTGCAGCACGTCGCCCATGAGCAACGGGAAGTCGGCGGTGCCCATCGCTTCCTGGAAGCGCAGCATTCCCCAGCGCGAGGTGCGCGCGCTTTCGAGGATGTCGAGCGCCTCGTTCATCATCTGGGGATACCGCCGATGCTTGCGAATGCCATGCGCCGCAGGGCGGTACCCTTGCTCAGCAGCGACCGCGCGGTGAGCGTCTTCGGCGCGATACGTCTCAATCAACTCCATGAATTCCATGCTTGTTCTCCTCTCGCTCCGATGCTCTAGGCGACTTCGTTCATCACGTACATCACATAGAAGTCGATTACGCCCGCCGTGAGTGCCGCCACGGCAATTGTTGCGGTCAACTCTTTCGGCGTCGTCGCCACAATGAACTGATCCGCCACGGTCGCAAAGTCCGGGATCATGAGCTTGATGCCAGTGCTCGACCACGGCGCCGAACCGTACGCCGTCGCCGCCACCAGGTCGGCGGCGCCCTGAATACCGAGCGACATCGTTGCCGACCCGCCCGAGGTGAGCGCCGTACGGACATTCATGAACGCGTTGACCACGATTGCCCCCACGGGCAGCGACACACGCAGGCCTATGGTCCCGACGGCGCCACCATGGACCGCGAAATCATAGCGGGCGGCCACGCACTTCAGCGCGTCCAAATTTACGATCGAAGATGCTGCCATCTCGTTTCTCCTCTACTCTTCTCAGCCTTCGTTGCTAGGCGCGTTTACCGCGCCGCCGCTGCTACCTTCGCCCCGGCTTCGGTCAGCCCGAGCACCGCCTGGAAGCGGCCCGCCAGCGCAGCCTCATCGAGCGCTTTCGGTTCGCCGGCAGGAGCCGCTCCGAAGCCCGACACGCGCAGACCGCCCGTCGCCTCGCTCAGGTACTGCATCTCCGCCTTTGCCGCATCGTCAACCGCCTTCGCCAGCGCCGCCTCATCGAGTCGGCCCTCCTTCACGGTGGCCTGGCCGACCAGCGACTCTGCCAGCCGCTGCCGCGTCATCGCGGGCATGGTAATGCCCGCCAAACGGCGGTCGATGAAGCCGCGCGCATCGCGCAACACCAGCGACTCGCGCAGCCGGGCGTTCTCGGTCTCCAGCGCCGTCACCTTGGTTTCGGCAGTCGTCAACGATTCACGGATCGGCTTCACTTCCGCCGCGACCAGAGCTTTTACCTGCTCTTCATTCATGCTGTTCTCCTCAATTGGGATAATCGCGGCGGGCTTGCGGCCAGCCGACTCGAACAAACTCAACACCTGCCCACCTGCCCCCGGGATCGTCACGAAGTCGACAGACTTCGCGCTCGTGAGCTTTTCGACGATCAGGCCCTTGCGGCCCTCGGCTTCGCCCTGGCGACCCAGGCCGGACGCCCGGATGCTCACACCGATATGCGGCGCCAGATCCTTCACTGCGGGCGCGTACTGCTCGAACACTTTGGCCTTGGCGTAGAGGCCCGGCCCCGACGCGCCGCTCTCATCCCACCGCGCGTCTTCGGTGAGTTCAGCGGCGAGCTTGGAAAGGTCGCCTTCCGGCCGACTGGCTTCCTCCGCCGCCGTCTGGTGGTTCCAGAACATTTTGGTGCCCTTAGCAAACACCGAAGCCGCCGACCGAAGCACTGAGGGCGAGTAGTAGCCGGAGGCTCCCCAGCCAGGTGCGATGAGCTTCAGGCTTGCCGTGGCGGCCTCGGTGAGATCGATAGCGGCGAGCGGCACGCAGTCGCCCTCAATGGCGGCCTCGCTCAGCGCGGGCGTGCCCACGACGTTGTAGACCGTCTGCGGCAACACCTCGACCGCATCGCCGAACGTCGCGTTGCCCGCGTCGTCGAGCGCATAGCTGCACTGGAAGTACTTGCCGCCCTGGCTATACACCAGCGTCTCGTCGAACACGTCGGCGATCCAGCAGTACGTGTCGGCATGCGCTGCGCTCAGGCTGCGCTGCAACACTCGCTGCTTGTCAGCGAAACTCCGCTCCGCCTCGCTCACGTCGAGCTGGGCCAGCAGTTCGCCGATGCTCTCCAGCGCCTTGCGCAGCTTGGCTTCGTTGGCCTTCGAGAACTTACGGCCTACCTCGATCAGGCGGGTGAGCATCCTACGCCCCCGCCGCCTTCGCGGCGACCTGGTTGATCTTTGTCTCCAGCGCTGCCTGCGCGGCCTTGAGATCGTTGATCTTTGCAACGATCGAAGCAGGCGCGAGGTCTTCGCGCAGCATGAGCTGCTTGGCAGTGTCCACCAGCATCGCCTCGAAGCGCTTGGCAAACGTGCCAGTAAGGCCTTGCGCGTGCCAAAAATTGTTCAGCACTTCGATGGTCTCGGCCTGAAGCTTGATGTTGTAGTTCGGATCGCTGTCGATCAGCAGGCGCACGGTGACGGCGGCCGGAGGTGTCGGCTTCGGTGTGTCGGGCATGTTGTTGTTCCTTTGTCGTTACCAGGTGGCGATTGCGACGCGCTTCCAGGTGTTAGCGGCGGTGCAGACGTAGATGTAGTTGGCATCCCAGGCGATCGTGCCAGCCGCACCGGTGGCGGCTGCGCTGGCGGGCGTGGTCAGCGTGCCGACGATGGAGCCAGCGGCACTAATCGCCAGCAACACAGAGCCCGCGTTGTTCTGGATCTCTAGCAGGCTGCCGGACTGCCCCGCGCCAGCCCGGACCGTCGCCTTCGTTGAGCCCGTAGTGGCCGTGGCGTCGTACACGTGGAGGGTGCCGGTGGGGCTTGTGTTGGAGGGTCCGATGCCGACAGAGCCAGACGGGACAATTGTCTGGGCCACGGTTGAATTGTTGAGGATAAGTTTTAGTGGATGGGCGGATCCCACTAAAACCCTGGCATCGCCGGATGCGCCATAGGCCCCGAACTGCAAATTAACATTGGTCGATCCGGCCGAATTGTTTATGTCTATTCGTGCGTCGGTAGCAGACGTGGGCCTCGTAATCTTTAAAGAGGGGCCACCGCTCGTCAAAATGTCTACCGCCGCGCCAGGGCTCGGCGTCCCCAGCCCCAGCCGGTTATTCGTCGCGTCCCAATGCAGCGCGGGGCTATCCTGCGACAACGTGCCGCTGGCCGACACGTAGGGGATTGCGCCCGGCGTGGACAAATTCACGCCCCCACCAACCACACCACCACTCGCCGCCCGCGTGAAAAACGACATTAGTTCATCACCCCCACGTTGACCTTGAGCCCGTCCGCCGACCCTCGCAGATAGATGTGCGACATGCGCACCAGACCACCCGGATCATCCCAGCCCCGCGCATCACCAGGCCCGAGCTGGAAGGAGTAGCGCGAAGCTCCAATCGACGCATCGCCGACGCTGATCTTTGACCCGGCAGTGTTTGCCGCATCGGCTTCGAGGATCAACTGGCGGCACTCACCGGGCGTGTCGGCTTCAATGGCCCGCACCAGGGATGCCAGGCTGTAGGCCGTGCTGCCCGTCGTCAAGGTAATTTGTACCGCCACATATGCTTTAGGCACTCTCTCTCCTCATCTGCAACGCACACCGGCATCCAGGAAACCGCAGCGGCGACGGATGCCCGGACGGAAACGCCGTGTCGAGCGGGATCCACCCCGCCGCGCCGTTCGCCGCGCATCCATCCGACACCCGGCTATCGCCGACCGTCAGCCAGCTTTTCTCCATCACCAGCCCGCGCAACTGCAACTGGCGAGCCACGTCGAGCTGTCCATCGACGTACGCTTGCCCGACCTCGGTAATCGCGATCAGCTCGGCGCGATCGCGGATGTGCCGCTGCCGGGCGGGCGTCGAGAACTCCCGGAACTTCGCCCGCAACTCCCGCGCCACTTGCTGGTAGCTCTTGCGCTGGGCGATGCCATCGGTGAGGATCTGCCGCACCGCATCACGCGTCGTCTCGTCGATTCGCGTGATCCGGTCACCCGCGCGATCCTGCATAATCTGCTCGACGCGATCCGTCGGCAGCTGAAAGTCCGGGCCCAGATTCAGATCACGGCCAATACTGACGCCCGCCTCGGTAAACACACGCGCGAGTAACGCCGCGAGCGCCGTCTCCCACCGCCGCCGATCGTTGGCCAGCAACTGGCCCAGCAGCACGCTCAGGCCGCTCGGCATCTCCGCCTCTACCAGCTCAGCCTTCATGCGCGGAAAGAAGTCACGCGCGATCGCGGCGGCCTGCGCGGCGAACATGCGCCGCATCAACCGCGCTACGCGAATCTCATGCGGGCGCTTGGCGCGGTCTTGCGCGCGCCAGGAGAGCGCCTCGGTGAAGCGCTGCGCGGCGGCGATTACGGATTCAGCCGCGACAACCATGCAGCCTCAACAGCCAGAGCCAGCGTCAGCACCACTGCCGCAACGATTATTGGCACTACTCGACGCCTGTACATCTGCCCGACCTCTTCTTTGCGCGCTTGTTGCAAGGCGCGCTCCAGAGCGCGCTCACTGCGCCACAGTCGCGACTTGTACACCTAAGCCGCCTCTCGCATCCGGTCGCCAAACTTCACAAGCGCCTCGCGCAGACTGCGAGCGGCCTCAGCCACTGGATCCGCAGCGGCGCCGCCAGCTTGGCCAGTTCCTGCAGGTTGCGGCGGCTGTCCTTGCATTCTTGCCGCCATATCTTCAGCGCGCGCCTGCTTCTCTTCGTCGGCCGCCACAACCGCGGCGACCACAGTCTCAACGTCCGGCACTCCCAACGCGGTGAGCACCAGCCGCGCAACAGTCTCCAGCGGTACGGTTCCAGCCACAGACTTTCCGTCGAGAGTCGCGGCGCTAACGATCGCCGCAATCTGCTGGTTGACGTCGTGCTCAAGGATCGGTGGGAACGTGATCTGGATGCCCGCTTTCGTGTTCGGATCCGCATCCCGCATCTTTCCGTTGGCGGCGCGACTGCTGCGATCGACGACATAGCCGAGGATCGTCTGCAGTACACCCTTCCACAACTCCTGACGGTCGCGAAACTTCAGTTCCGTCGGTCGGTCGAGCGATTTGGCCGTGGCCAGGTTGCCGGTCGAAACGTCGCCGAAGAACGTCTCCGGCATGCCGGTCGCCGCGCTCACCATCAGCAGCAAGCGGCGGCCTTCCTCAGCGCTGGTGGTAGCGCCAGAGGTTTTCATGGGCGTCATCTCAGCACCCGACGTGACAAACGTGGCTCCGGTCGTCGATGGCGGATTATTCTCCGCGAGAGTTGAGCCGCTGCCAACCGTCGTGTTGAGCCGAGTCTTCGCCGCCGCGACGGCCTTCTGACCGCCCGGCGTTTTTAGGTTCCACGCAAACCGTGCGAGCGCCTTATTGATCGACGCCCAATCTTCCAGGAAGCCCTTGTATGCGCGGGCCCAGTCGATCGCCTGATAGACCTCAGGCACGCCCATGCGCATATCACTGAGGCCGCCCACGCGCACATGCAGCACGGGCGTCGTCAGGATCGACGGAAACTGCGCTTGCAGCTGGCCGCGCGCCTCTTCGCTGATGCCCAGCGCCGGATAGTAAGCCGTGCGGCTTTCCACCTGGCCGCTTAGCTTGCGCTGTGTCCAGGTGCGCTTGTACGACCATGGCGACTTGGCGTCCTCCGGATCAGTGATGATCTCTTCGATCTCTTCCGGCCGAATGGTCCGAACCACCACGGCGCCGGTGCTCATGTCGTCGACCAGCGCGAAGAACAGATTGCCCAGCACCTGGAGATCCTGCTCTTTCATCGTCCGCGCCTGGTGACTCGTCAGCTCAGCTTGGTTGCGCGGATCGTTCAGGAACTCGTCGACCGTCGCCTGCAGCACCTCATCATCCGCCGTCACGGTACAGCCCTGCCCCCACACGTACATCGCCTGCAGCGTCACGGCTCGGTTGATGAGGGGATTCTTGAGGAACATCAACCGCGACAACTGCATGATCTTCCGCAGTCCGGACGGCGAAAACTCGTACTCGCTGCCGGCCGCTATCTGCCGCCAGCCCTCATCTTCGAGCTGCAGCTCCAGCTGCGCCACGGACTCCCGCAGTAGCTCGGCGTTATTGCGCTCCACCTCTACCAGGCGTCGCGTTTCACGCAGCTCACGAAGCGGATTGATGATGCGGTCGAAGATGCTCATTTAAAAAATGCGGCTCCGGGAAAGAAGCGTCACCAAAGAAACCCGGAGCCGCCTAGCAGGAGTACCCAACGTTCAACTAACTACGCTCTACCAACCGCAAACTTTTCGTTGCCCGGCAGCAACGCGGGCATTTGCCCGATGCCTTCCTCGGCGGAGTGCTCCAGCTCATCGCGCAGCTCATCCACCAAGTCACGCAACGTCAGCTCCCAGCTCGGCCGCACTTTGTCAGTCGCCGGATCCACGCTGAAGTAGCGGGCAAGCTGGAACGCGATCAGCCCGGCGTTAACAATGATCGAGCCGCCGTGCGTGCTGCTCAGCAGGATCGAGCGCGGCAACAGCGGCGTGCCATTGCCATCGGGCCCGATCGTCACATACGGAAACCGCGACAACTGCCGCCCGGCCACGACACGCGCATAGTTCAGCTCCGGCATCTCCGCGCCGAGCAGCTCGGCGATCCACTGCGCACTCTCGGCCGTGGCAAACGCCCAATCGGGTATGTCCACCAGCCTGATGCCGCTGTCGAGGCTCAATGGATCCGGCTGGATCTGGAAGGCGCGCTCGAAGAAGAAGCCCGTCGGGATGTACGCCCGCTTGTCCGCAGCAGAGTCCAGCAGGTTCACGGCGATCGCTTCGCCGGTAATGGGGTCATGCCACAAACGGTTGAGCGGATCTTCCACCCAGTGCGCTTTCGGCTCGGTATAGTACACGGTCGATCCTCCGATGAAACTTAGTAGCGGCCCGCCCAGGTTTGGCTGTGGGCAGGGCGGGCCGCTCTCTTTGCCGCGCACCCATCCCCAAACGCGCGGCTTCGAGCTTGTGCTCGGTACTTGTATTCGGCGCGACGTGCATGCGCCTGGCTACGCCCCGAGCGGCGGCCGAACTTACGTAAGCGTAAAGTTGCCGTTGCCGCTGATCGTGCAGATCTCGCGGATCGCGGCCAGCTGCGCATCCCGTTGCATTGCCGATCGCAGAACGTTGGCGATTGCCATCAGCCGTTGGTCCGTCGTAAGCGTGGCCGGTACCGATTTGGTGCGCGCAAACTCCTGGTAGTCGTACACCACCACCTGACCACCTTCGATTACCAGCATGTGATTTGCCCACACGCTCAGCGGATAGTCGATGGCCGGATCCGTGCCCACAAAGTTGAGGTCAGCATCTTCGGCGGCGACTTCGCGCTGCACTGTGTACGGCACACCCTGCGGAAACAGAAACGAGTACTGGCGATACGTGTTGACCACCGACAGCGACGTGTAGCTTCGCAGAAAGGCTTCGGAGCCTACTGGCGTCAACTTCGCCGAGCCATCAGCGTTACGGGCGAGCATCGTGTAGGTTTGGCCACTCGGCATCCACCAGGCGGCAGTGACGCTGTTATCACGCCAGAACTTTTTCGGGCGAGCCGGATTGCCGGGCATGCCGATGATATTCTTTGCGGCGGCGTCCGCAACATCACGACACCACCAGGTGCCAGCAGGAATGATCGACGTTAACGGGGCGGGCATACCTACTCCTCCGACTTTCTGCGCGCAATCTCGCGATCGAGGTAGTTGCGCGCCTTTTCCAAGTCCTCGACGGGCGCGCCTTTGCGGTCGGCGCGCAGGATGTACTTCACGGCGTTGCCTAGGTGGAAGCCGAGGTTGAACGCTGCGATGACGTCCAACACCTCGATGCCACCCGCCTGATAGTGCGGCGGATGGTTGACCATGTCCGGCTTGGCAGCTGTCCGCGCCAATTGTGGGTTCGCCATTACTTCCACAACTCCGGTGTCTGGGCGATCTCCGAAGGCGTCGGGCCGACCGCAATCGACCCTCCAGCCCCAAACGACTCACCGGAGGGCAGCCCCGCCCGGCCTTTCGGCCCGGTGAAGTCGAGTACCGTGAACTCGCTGCACTTTTGCCCCATGTACATGTACATGAGGAACTGCGGATGCCCGATAGCGCGGCCCTTCACGTCGAAGCGACTCTTCTCGCAGCGGAACGTGAGCGCGGCCGTCTTCTCGCCGGTCGCTTTATCGCGTTCAACGGCGAAGTCAAAGTTGAAGTGCTCACAGTTACAGCAGAGCTTTTGCACCTCAGGCATGGGCATACTCCGGATCCGGCAGGCCGAAGCGCTTCCGCCAGGTGCGTTTGCCCAGTTCGCGAGCCATCCGGCGGCGCACGCTGCGCGGCTCACCCGGGTAGTCGCTGACGATTACGCGCATCGCATGGAAGATGTCCAGGCGGCGCTCATTCTGGCGGCTGCCGCTCGACGGCGCCGGGATGCCAGGCGAATACCGCAGCTTGCGGCCACGGCGCGGAAGCTGCGGCTGTACTGGCAGCTCGGTCAATCCGGCAGTCAGGCCCAGCAAGCCCGCTACTCTGCTCAACACTGCAACACCCATACTCTTTCCTCCGAAAGAACTTTGTTGCCGGGCATTCCCAAGACCTGCCCGGCTTGCCCTGTCGGCTCACCCGGAATCCACCGGACTGCAGAGCCATTCGTTTTCAGCCTTGGGGTATAACGTTACGCCGGTCGGCGGCGGCCTCGTGATCTTCGAAAGTCGTGTGCGTCGGCGGCACATCGCGCGCCCACACCGGCAGAGAGTTGAGGAACGGCGCAAACCGCCGCGCCAACTTTTCGTCCTCGGTTTCGCGTAGGTCAGTACTCACTGATAACG